TCAGGGGTAGAGCAGTGGATTGAAAATCCTCGTGTCGGTGGTTCGATTCCGCCCCCGGGCACCATTTAAACTCTTGATACTGTTGGTCTTTTCCGCATTCATTTCGGAAGATCTCCTATGGTTTGACAGTTTTCTGGAATGGTTTGACAATTTTTGATCGGCGTTCGTTCTCTTTCTCTAGAGTTTCCATAGTTTCCCGGTTGCGTTCAGCTAGATTTGCAGAGCGCGAATAGTGACGGGCCATGGCCGGGGTTCGCTGTCCGAGCAAATCGGCAATCTGGCGTTCTTCCAAGCCAGCCTCACGTAGTGTCGTTGCTACAGTGTGGCGCAGCCCTTTTAGCGTCAGTCCAGGCTGCACCAACGCCTCTTTCTCCAAAGTCTTCTTGAAGCGGTGCCAAACCGTGGAGAATCCATCATAGGTCCATGGTTTTCCCTTGGAGTTTGCGAGGATTGTCACTGCGTCGTGTTGTGGCGCTGCGTCCAACGCAGTCTGCAGCGTCGGCCCAATGGGAATAGCGACTTCTTCTTTGGTTTTACCTCTGACACCCCAGATCGTGTTGCCATCAATTTGTCGGCGGGTCAGCTTGAGTGCGTCTGAGGGATCAAGGCCGGTGTTCATTATCAACGCAATTGCCACGCGGACGTGTGGCTTGGATTTTTCCAATACAGCTGCGCGCTCTTGAGGCGTCCATGGGCGGTTTGCATAGGGTAAGTTTTTCGGGCGCGGCTTGGGGATAACTCCGGTCGCATAATCACGATCAATCAGGCCCTTCGGGATAGAAAACCGAAACACTTGGCTGAGAAAAGTCCGCAGCATATTTGCGCGACGCCATCCTATTTTTTTCGTTGCTTTGTCGTGGATTGCGGCCATGAGAGGCGTTGTGATTGCGGAGACAGGTGTATCCTGAATTGGATGCAAGAAGTCGGCACACTTGCGATAATCACGCTTCGTGGCATCAGCCAAATTGGCGAAATGTTCGGTGTGAAAATAGAACTTCATCAGGCCGCCCAGTGTTCCCGGGCGTGGCTCCTTGGCCTTTTGGGCTTCTACAAGTGCTGATATTTTTGCGCATTCCGCAAAAAACTCGGCAGTTCCCATGGGAGTCTTTTCAAGGTCAACCTTGTGACCCGTCACTCGATGATAGCACCGCGATTTCCCGTGGCGATCTTTGAAAATTTTGAAACCTTTGACCCGAATGTGTGACATTAAAGTTTGTCCAGAATGGCATCTTGCGCCGTCAATTCTGCCCCCTCTTTCATCGCATCAATCCACGCATCCAAGTCTTTTTTATCCCAAAGAACGGTCCCCGGACGCATCTGAACCGGTTGGACCGGACAGTTGCCCTTGAAGAGATTCAAGGAAAGTCCCGTATAGGATGCGGCCTCGGATTGGCGAAGCATCCGCTTCTCAACAACACTTATGTTTAAGTTTGCACTACTCATCTTCGCCACCTTCCCGTTTGCCCTGCTCAGTCATGTTGAGCGGCGACAGGTATTCCCCGCCGTTGTCAATTTCGCTGAGGTTCTCCCAGCCTCGGATTTCGTTTGGGCTTAGCCAGCCCCATTCGCGCCCAATGCGGTAGGCTTCGTAGCGGGCTTTCATGTCACCCCGCAACAACCCCGCCAAATCATGCTCTACGAAGTGCCGCTTGCGGCCTTCAACAGTCAGTAGTGCGGCATTCATGGCCTGTTCGATCCGACGTGCCATTGGGGCTAGACAACGCACCACCAACGCACGGCTTTCGCCATCTACATTGGAATAGGTGGCGTTGTCGGTGATGCCGACAACAGTCGGTGGAACGCTGAATGTGCGGGCCACATCCATATTTGTCAGTTTACGGCTGTCCAGAAACTCTGCGTCTTTGGAAGAGAGAGACAGGCTTTTCCAGTCAACGCCACCATCAAGCACCAAAATACCCGACGTCATGGCATCACCTTCCACACGGTCGCGTAGCTTGTCCAAAGCTTCGCCCTTTTTGTCACCACCAATCGACTGAGGGAAAACCAATGCGCCCTCAGTGCGGAACGCTTTGCCAGCCTGACGGGCGGCCTGCGCCTGCTGGGTCAGGGCCAAAGAGAAGGTTTCGCGGGCAAGCTGGATCGGAGAAACGCCCATGACGCCATCAGACCCAAGCCGATAGCGCAAATGCAGAATTTCCTCTTGAGTGTAGGCCGCCGTTTTCCCCTTCGGGTCAGACAGCCGATAGCGCAGGCGACCAGATGCCAACCGCTCCACGACCACAAACGCAGGGTTGTGCGGAAACAGGCCGGTAACCTGCCCGCGCCCATTTGTTTCGATCCGTGCGTAGGCGTTTCCGTGCGTGAGCAGGGAAACAACCAAGAATTCGCGCCCGTCAAAAGCGGTCATTTGCGCATTGAATTGATCGTGCAACACGGAATACAGCGGGTGATTGGTCGCCCGATTGCGCCCACCGTTTTCGCTGCGCTGGTAAACATTCATCGGCATTGCGGCCAAGCTCTGACTGATCACCGAAATGCTGGCCTGGGCAACCGAAAGGCTGGAGGCGCGATTGGGGTCAACAAAGTTGCCTGATCCCGTGCGCTGCCCCAAAAACTCTCCCAGAAGTGGGTCAGAAGAAATGATGCGCTTTTCGCGCCCAAGGATGCGGTTCAAGAAGCTCATGTTATCAGCTCCAAGATTTGCAGGGTGCGTTGCGCCCTGCTCAGCGCCGGGAAAGCACCTCTTTTGGAGCGCGCGTTGATCACGGTCCCGTCGTAAGCCGGAAACGCGGCAACCACGCTGATTTCATACAAGTCCACCGCCCGCAGTTCCCGGTGATCGTCATCCATCTGTTCGTCTCGGGCCGTGAAGCCAAAGGACATACCCCCCAAATCACCACGCTCGGCCAAGGTCAGTACATCCTTCCCGGCCTGAGTGTTGGGCACGTCCATTTCGAAAGCCAGCCCGCGCGTGTCTTCGGACAGTTGCAGAGTGCCGGAGCGGGTGCGGGCCAGTACGCGGGTCGGGTCGTGATCGACCAAGGCAAGAATATCCGCGCGCTCATTTAAGGTTTGCGTGAATGCGCCTGGTGCGATGGTTTCGATCATGTCGCCACCGATCCGCGCTTCGATGCCAAAGAGGGCCGCGTAGCCTTCCAGACGGCGTCCTTTGGCACGCAGTTCAAGAGTTTGGAAACGCTTTTCAAAAGTCACAGGCTCACCCCTTTGTAAGGCGCAATCAAACGATCCACCCCAATCGGGGTGAACCGCAGTTGTTCAGCGCTGGTCGCTTCGGCATTTTCAAAGAAATGCGCCACAAGCATCAGAACAGCGTGGTGCAATGCTGGTGGAAGAGGGTCAGCGCTCATATCCACGTCTATGGACCGAAGATGATCCACTGCCGCTTCAATCATTTTTACCAACATATCGTCCCAATCCGGCGCCTCAAGGATCCGCAGTTGCGCCTTGGCTTCCTCCAGCGTGACCATTAGTCGATCTCCGCGTACCGGAAGCCTTCAGGGTGTCGCACCACCACGTCAGCATCCAGGAACGCGTGCAGCAACGCGCCACCTTTGCTCGCCACATCGGCGTGGTACGGATTGATCAGCAGATCGACGCCGGACCAATAGCCAACATAGAGGCTGGCCCACTCGCCAAAAATCAATGCGTTTTTGTCATTGCCAGCGCCGATGTTACCCGGCACCTGGGTGGAGCTCTCCACCCGTTCATTATGAAACAACTCTGCCAACGGAATGGTGCGCCCATCACCGTCTTTGATTTTGCGTGCGGCATTCATCACCGTTTTGTTGGTCAGGAAGCCAGTGGTGCCGGTCACGTTGTCAGTTTCCAAAGCCCCAATCAGGTCAGCGGCAATGTCGGAAGAAAACGAGCCGCCGGTTACGGAAGAGACGTTTGTGTCTGCCAAGATACCCGTCGGCTCATTTGCCCCGCCACCGCGCAACGCGGCGCTGTCCAGAGCCTGAGCCAGCAGATACGCCAAATCCGCGCGCAAAATCGGCTCCATAGCTTGGTTGGATTGCAACAACATGCGCCGCGACAACTCATATTCGGCGGTCACGGTTTTTGGGCCCATAGCCGTTTTTTCGAACGTAGCGTCCGAACGGTTCGCGTTGGTGTGCTCCGATACCCAGCCAGCGGTGCCCGAGCCAATCAAGCGCGGCAGTTCCATGTTACCGCTCAAGCCGCGCAGAATTGTCGCGCCCATGGCTTCAACCTTCAACGCAGCGCGGCGGCGATCCGTCATCGCAGCCAAATCGGTGGTGACCAGATTGCCAGCCGTGCCTACAGTGGTCAGGGCTCGGGTTTCACCACCCATGATGACATCAGTGGGGATCATCACGCCGCGCACTTCGGCGCGGTCTTTGCCCAACTCCTGGTGCCATTCGGCTTCAAGCCCAGTCAAACCACCGGAGCGGCTTTCATTCAGGGCTTTCGAAAGTGAATAGCCCTCCAGAGACTGTGCAAACGAGCCGTTCCCCGACAGGGTTTCGCCGCGGGCTTCCAAACGTTCAAATTCATTCAGGGTTTCGGCATCCGACAAGCGGGTGTTTAAGCTGCGTACTTCGGCGTCGAGTGCGTCAAAACGCTTGCGCTCTTCCCCCGACAGATCACGTTTTTCGTCACCCGCTTTGTCGTTAAGCGTGCGCATTTCGGCAATTGCCTTGCCGCGTGACTCTTGCAGGTCACGTAGGTTAAAAGATGGCATCTTTGTTCCTTTCACGAGGAATAGAGGTGGAAGGTCAGCGCGGTGCGGTCGCCAAACTTGTGCCGCGCTGACTGGTCTGAATTACCCATCACCAAATGTGTTGTTTTCGCGCTTGGCCACGTGTTCCATACGCTCTTGGATCAATTTGCGAAGGTGAGTGACATCGAAGCAAATGGTTGTGTGTGCAACCAAATCCCCAGAGTGTACATATACCGGGGGGTCATCGGATTTGCGGTGCACGATTTCGTCGGGAAAGGGGTTCAGAGGGAAATCAAACCGGTCAGGCAACGCGTCTGCGTAGCTGTTGGTCAACGCATTCTGGACGCCACAAGCGTACATCGAGGCGAGGCTTTGGGAATAACCCAGCGTCGTCAGGAAGCGGAACAGATAGAGGGCGATCAGGTCAAATTCACCAAACTCACGTGCAACGCCAGGACGAGTTTCCGGTGCACATTTATAGCCGTCACTGGCCGCGATCGATTCATTCAGACGTAAGGGGTCGATATCGGCAATCTCACAGGCCAGTTTGGTGCGAAACTTGAAGGGGTGAGGTTCAAAGCGAAGTAACATCAATATCTCCTAAATCCTATTGCTTCTCCCAATAGGTAGCATGACTAATTGCCTCATGCAATAGGTTTCCGAGCAACCACCTTTTTGTAGATCGCCGCCGCATTACTTCAACGGTAAGCCAGTGCACGCACCGGCGCCTCGCCAAATCGCCAGCATGAGCTTGTTGCCAGTTAGCTTACATTCGTCATGAAAATCCTGAGTTCCCGCTATGCTACCTGGTCCCTCGTAGACCCACAAAACGTGCGCCAATGCAGCGATGCCTTCAACACTTCGGGGAACCGTATCTTTTAGTTGATCCAAAGCCGCATACTCGGCCTTATCAGCGGCGATACTTTCGGGCCAATCCCAATCTTCGTTACCTGGCATACTCGCCAACCTGATCCATTCATTGTGAGCTTTGAGCCACCGGCTGTAGATCTGCAAAATTGGATCATCATCCGAATAGGTGGTCGCAAACCCAGCTACAGGCAAGGCGGCCAGCGAGGTTGAAGCGGCGGCAAGACCGAAAGATCGACGGGTGATTTTTGGCAAACCTGTATCGGTCGCGCAAACGCGTTTTTTTGGCATTGTCTTGGTCTCCAGAATGACATATTTATAACGTGGTTATTAAATTATCACTGACTTGCAGTCAACAAAAACATAACAGGGTTATTAAAATGAACTCCCTACAATGTAGAATGGCGCGTGCCGCTCTAGGCTTAGGCGTTCGTGACCTGGCTAAGCTCGCCGATGTCGCGCAAGCCACTATCAGTCGTCTAGAGAGGGGGGAGGACTTGAAGGAAACAACCATAGCGGATATTAAGGGTGTTTTAGAACGGGCAGGCGTCGAATTCATTCCCGAAAACGGGGGAGGAGCAGGCGTAAGATTGAGGAAACCACTTATTGACAGTAACGACTGATCCCCAACCAGGTACGATTGTCCGGGTAGATCTTTCCCAAGGGTTTCGTCCTCCGGAAATGGTAAAACGTCGCCCGGCTATTGTTTTGTCTCCTCCTCTCAAAGGGAGGAAACGTCTTTGTACAATCGTCCCTCTCAGCACCACTGCGCCCCGCGACATTATGTCCCACCACCTGCAGATTACGCTAGATCCAGCACTGCCACATCCATACGAAAACCCGACAATGTGGGTCAAAGGGGATATTGTTCTTACCGTTTCATTTCATAGGCTTAGGCTCCTTTTTTCTTCTTGGGATCAAGGCCAGAGAGTGTACGATGTAAGAGTGTTAGACACTCCAACCATGGAAAAGGTTAAGGCCTGCGTTCGTGCCGGGGTTGGATTGTGAATTGTATCTTGAGATCTTGCTGTTATGTTTCTTGCGTAGCCGGTAGCCCCGGCATTTAAGTCCAAGTTAAGAGCTTGGCCACTTAGAATTGATGATCGCAAATCTGTCTAAGTGTCAAAAAAGGCCCTGCTTCGGCGGGGCCTTTGCTTTTGGGGACCCCTATTTTTGTCTCCATTGCTCAACTTGATTTCTCCTTAACCCTCAATATATGCTTTGGGTTGAATTAAAAAAAGTGAGAAGCATCATGGCAGATCAAACTGTAGCAATTGAAAACCCCGACGGAAAATATCGCGTGGCATACGACATGGCACTGCGCATTTTCTTTGATTCCGGAAATAAACTTTCATCGGATACAAAAGATGAATTTTTAAATCTCGTGCAAGAGTGTATTCAATCTTTAAACGGTTCAGTTAGGCGCCAAAGAGGCTGAAACCTTTCATGAGCTGGTGCTGCAGAACTATTGATCATTAAGCCAGCAACTCGGCAAGACATGCGGGCAAGGCGTCTTCGCCTTCCCGATCTACTGCCACGAGTGCCATGGCCAGCGCTACCATCCCGTCAATCCGTCCACTAGACTTGTTCTTGGCCAGCTTTCGGTTTCCGGCTGGATCCATCTCAACCACGGCATTGGACGCGCAGAACGTCAGGATCGGATTGCCCGCGTGACGCAAGCGTGCTTCGGCTACTAACCGTTCCATCTTGTCTAGGGCTGGCGCCATGTCGCGAAACCCCTGGCCAAATGGTTCTAACGGTGGCTCTGCGCCAATCCGGTCTAGCTCGCGCTTCAAATCTTCGATCCGCCAGCGATCATAGGCGATGCGCTGCACATCATAGGTTTGGCAATATTCGGCGATGGCTTCCGCCACAAATGACGGGTCCACGACGGCCCCAGGAATGAGGGTCAGCACGCCTTGCTTTGCCCAAAGGTCATAGGGAACCCGGTCCAACTCTGATTTCTCGCGAATGCCATTCTCCGGCAAGAAAAACCTTGGAAGCACATCAAATCCGCCTGCATTGTCAGGGAACACCAACACAAAGGCGGTAAGGTCGCGGGACTGAGAAAGATCGAGACCACCCCAGCATTTCCGCCCTTCGAGTTGCGCAAAATCGACCACGCCGCCGTTGGCATCCCATTCCGCTTTCGCCAGAAAACGCACATGGGCGTCAACGCGTTGATTTAGGATCAGGTTGCGGAAACCCTGCTCAGCGGCGGGCATGCGTTTCGCTTGGGATGCTTGGCGCCGTACATCATCCAAGGAGCGGAAATCTCCTAACGCTGGATTGGCTTTGTGCCAGGTCTCTTCTGCCCACGGATCGTCGTTATCATCCGCGCCATAGAATGTGAGATGAAAGCTGGCGTCCTCAATCTCGCCGGTATTGATTTTCTTACCGTAGTCCACCAGCTCAGACAGAACCGCATGGTCGCTAGCCGCCTGGGTGCTGATCACGCAAAGAAGAGGATTGTCGCGCGCGCCCATGGCCGTATCCAGCGCTTCATACAAATCCCGTTTGGGGGCTGTGCCCAGTTCGTCGTAGATCGTGAAGCTAGGAGACAGGCCTTGCTTTGTGCTGGCGTCGGCAGACAGGGCGGCAAAGATAGATCCTTTGCCAGCACCCGACAAAACTTCAATCCGTTTGCTGAACTTGACGACATTTACACGCGCGTCCAATTCTGGATGTTCATCGAGAATGGCCACCATTTCCGCAAAGGTCTTGCCGGATTGTTGTTTGTCATTCGCAGCCGCGTAGACCTCGCCACGGCTTTCGGCCTCTGGCCCCAGCAAGTGGCACAGGCCAAGACCCGCAACCAACTGTGTCTTGCCGTTCTTGCGAGCCATGCTCAGAACCGCCGTGCGCACGGGGCGGTGGCCGGTTTCATCTTCGCCATAGACAGCTTCCAGAAAGTCACGTTGCCAAGAGCGGATTCTGAGATGTGTGCCGGCAAGCGAACCTTGGGTGATTGGCAGATCTTCGAGAAAGGCAACCACACGGTCAACGCGCGACAGGCCCGGTTCCTCCCATGGCAACGTATTTCGGAGCTTTGATACTTCGCTTTGGGCAAACCCAAATGAGCCTTGGTCATTGTTCTCAACAACCAATTTTGGTTTCGCTCCTTGGCCTCGCAGTCCCATTTTAAATATTCCTTATTAAGTATTTACGCGTCTTTCCCATCGGTTCGCGGCAAATGCCATTCTGGTGATCTTAGGTGCCCCCACCCCACCAACCGTCAGCTGGATCAATTGGGTTGCCGTGTTGATCACATCCTTTGAAGCGACGACCATTGGCATTGCCATGAGTGCGATCGAAGCCGGATGTCTTCTCGTTGTGGCATCGCTCACATAGAGACATCAGACCTGACAGTTCAGGGAATGGGGCTCCACCTTGGCTGATCGGGCGTACGTGATCCACTACGGTTGCCTGTTCTGTTTGACCGCGCTGCTCACAGGCAAAGCAAGTTGGGCTGCTAAAGAGTTTGACCAGGCGTAGCTTTTTCCAACGGCTGGTACAGTATGGCCACTTACTCATTGCTGTTCGCCTTGCGTAGCGCCTCGATAACTTCACTGAGTTTCTTCCAGTTATCTTTCGTTTCGTTCATCGTTTTGTTCCTCTGCTCAATGGTGAGGGTCTGAGCGGCGGGCATAGGGCGACTAAGGTCAGGCGCTGCCCAACCCGTCCCTAGCCTGCCGCGTGAAGTCCTGCTCAACGGAGCCGGGCCATCGCTTCGGGCGCTACGGTCGCAGTGTTCGCGCCGTTGCTTGCTCACTTCTTCACCGCACGAACACAGCGGCAGGGCCTCGGGGATTGAGCTTTCGGGCTCCCCTTGCGCTTTGACCCACTCAAGATAACGCAGATACGAAAAAGGCCTCTCCAGTCGTCCGAAAACCTCTTTCGGACGCTATTAGGCTGCGTGGTGCCGATCCTCCTCATCGATGAGGTCAACTGTCTCATTCAGGTCTGTTGCGTCGTAGCAGTACATTTCGGAGACCATGCGTTGCATGATCTGCAATTGTTTTGGCGAAGGGGCCCAGCTGACCCGTTTCGCGCTGCGCAGCATCGAGCGAGCAAAGTTGGTTTCCCAAGCAGTGCCAGGTCGACGCGCGAGTGTTTTCATGTGGTACAGGAGTTCGTCCAGGGAGCGCGTCGGTGTCATTTGAGCGCCTCCCCATCCAGCGTGCCGAACATTGCGACTGACGCTGTCAGGTAGGCGTTTTCCTCGCTCAAGCTCTTCATAGAAGCGAAGGCCAATGATGCACGTTGGGCCTCTGTTAGGCGCGCCAACAGAACAATGGTCAGGCCATGCCATGCGGCCTCAGTATCCAGCCAAGCAGCATAACCAATGGCCTTGCTCAGGCTCCTGATATTGCGTGGGATGTTGCCCGCTATTGATGTGTCTGGGCGTTTCGTAGTAGTCTGAGATTGCATTTCAGACATGCTGTGCTGATTGCTTTTTGCGCCGTTCCCCATGCCAGTGGGGGCGGCGTTTTCTTTCGGGTGATCGTCCTGAAAGGGTTTGACAAAACCGCTGCAAGTCCTTGTTTTGGGGGCAGGGGTTTGACAGGGTTTTTCGCTGTAAGTGGTTGAATTAACAGTGCTTGGCGTCGGATTGAAAATCCTCGTGTCGGTGGTTCGATTCCGCCCCCGGGCACCACTTCATCATTCAGTTGCATCCAATTTTGACTGATAGTAGCCTGTATTCGCAGGCTTTTCGCTGTGGGTTTGTCCGGTGATGTCCTGCCACGTGCGCCACTATCTACCCCAAAGTGGGGTACCGATCTGGGGTACGTGTCATGAGACATCTGGAAGGTACCCCCATGCCGGTCTTGAGCGATGCAAGGATTCGGGCTCTTAAGCCCAAGGAGAAGCCCTACAAGCAAGCCGACTTCGACGGTCTCTATCTGCTGATCAAGCCAAATGGGTCGAAGCTTTGGCGTTTTAAGTACCGCTGGCTGCGGAAAGAGAAGCTGCTGGCGCTGGGCAAATACCCGGAAGTGACTTTGGCCGATGCGCGACAAAAACGGGATGAGGCCCGTAGTTTGATCGCAAAGGACGAAGATCCCTCGAGCGTACGCAAAGATCAGAAAGCCAAGGCGGCAGCCGAGCAAACCGAGACCTTCACCAAGATTGCCGCAGAACTGCTCGCAAAAAAGCGCATAGAAGGCCGGGCAGAAGCTACACTTACCAAAACCGAATGGTTCCACCGCCTGCTCGGCGCAGATATCGGTCACATGCCCATCTCCCAAATCACAGCACGAGATGTTTTGGTTCCCCTGAAGAAGATCGAAAACAAAGGAAATCACGAAAGTGCAATTCGAATGCGCTCGGCCGCTGGGGCGGTCTTCCGCTATGCCATCGCGCTGGGCCTGGCCGACAATGATCCGACCTATGGTTTGAAGGACGCCTTGATCCGACCACAAGTGCAGCATCGGGCGGCGATCACCGATCCGGCGCAAGTTGGTGCCCTGTTGCGAGTCATTGATGGCTTTTCCGGTCAAACCTCAACACGCCTGGCTTTGCAGCTGCTGTCGCTGACCGCTCTGCGCCCCGGAGAGTTGCGCATGGCCGAGTGGGAAGAGGTCGACGAGGCCAAGGCCATATGGACGGTCCCGGCTCATCGCGCCAAGATGCGGCGCCCGCATGCGGTGCCGCTATCGCGTCAGGCGCTTCAATGCCTGAAGCAGCTGCGCGATTTGACCGGCTGGGGCAAGTTGCTCTTTCCATCGGTGCGCTCATCAAAGCGCTGCATGAGCGACAATACCCTGAACGCCGCCCTGCGCCGCATGGGCTATGGCAAGGACGAGATGACGGCGCATGGGTTCCGGGCGATGTTTTCCACGCTGGCCAATGAATCCGGCCGCTGGCATCCAGACGCGATCGAACGCGCTCTTGCCCATGTCGAGAAAAATGAAATCCGCCGCGCTTACGCACGTGGCGAGCATTGGAGCGAACGGGTTGAGTTGGCGCAGTGGTGGGCAGACCATCTGGATATTTTAAAAACCAAAAGGCCGGAACATGACTGATAGCCAACAGATGCCAGCGCGACCAACCGAGCAATTCATAGAGGCCTGGATTCACCAGAGCCATTGGGCTTTGGAAGAAGCCCTCCTGCTCGCGCTGGGCACCTCACCTGACGCCGATGGTGCTTCGGACACACTACAGTGTCACGAAACGTTACTGGCACGTGCGCAACGGTCTGGTGATCGGTTTGGCACTCCGACTGACTGGCTTTGGTGGGCGGAGCGAAACAACATTCCCTTTCATACAGACTGGTGGCTGGCCATCACTCCAGAAGGGCCAATCGGATATGACGGGCAGCACTTTGCCCATCACCGGAGCGAAATGCTCTCCGAACAATACCTTCAGCAGGAACGAAAGCTCATCGGGAATTGGGCTCGCAAGCCTTATTGGACCGCGCGGGAAGCAATCGATTTGTCGTTGAACTTTGATCCGTTCACCACAGATGGCTGGCGCGGAGAGGCACCGGAGACCGGCGAAACAATCTGTGAGCGCGAAGACAGGTTCCGAATATTAAAGCGAGCGATGGAAATCGGGGAGATCTGCGAAAAGTCCCCTGTTAAGGACTACCTGCTCTGGCTAAAAAAGAGGGGTTATTACGTGTCTCCAGCCTGGCACCGTGCAGCTGGCCTGGTTGATCAAAGCTCTCGGAAGTCGGAGACCGTCAAATTAGCGGAAATGTCTGCCGAGAACGCAGACCTACAACAGCAGCTCGGGGAAAGAGATGAGCGGCTCAAGGAGTTGCAGCAAAAACTGGAGGCCGCTTCCAGAGAGGGAGACAGTCGAACCCAAAAATCGGCAAGTACACTCCGGATCGCAACCCTGCAGAAAGCCCTCATTGCCTGTGCCGTCGACGGCCACAGTTACGACCCGCGTCAAAATAGATCCGATGTACCAAAGCAGATCGCCGACAAATCCGCCGAACTCGGCTGCAGCTTGGATCCGCAAACGGTTCGCAGACTTCTCAAGGAGGCCAGTGAACAGCATGTCGACAGCGACTGTTGGGATAGCTGAAACCCCTTAAAAACATGAATCGCATCGTGGATCCACGATCGGACTAAGTGGATCCACCCTGCACATAATCGGGCTTCGTCAGCCTTGGACCATCTGTAACACACATGGATGGATTACCATGCACTTCGACGACCTTCCCGATGACGCGCTGCTGCGCGAAAAGCAGATCCTGCATCCCAAAGGCCCGGTACCGGTATCTCGTTCGACCTGGTGGGCTGGCGTCCGCGCCGGACGTTTCCCCCAGCCGGTGCGCCTTGGCCCGCGCACCACAGCCTGGCGTGTGGGTGACATTCGCGCGCTCCTGAGGGAGGGCGCGGAATGA